AACCGCTGAAGTTCGTGCTGGACCAGCTGTCCAAGGGCGTTGCGTACGTCAAGCGCTACGTGCTCTGCATGTTCGAGGAGCAGGCCGGGTCGATCTACCCGGAGTGGGGTCCCAAGCACGTCGTGGAGTTCAAGCCCAAGCCCGGCGAGGACGGCCCGCTGCTGCTGCATACGATGGATCCCGGCAGCACCAAGATCAACCCTACGGGCTGCGTCTGGTACGCGCTGGACCGCGCACGCGGCCGGATGGTGTCCGTCGCGGAGTACCAGGCGTGGGACCTCCCTGCGGCGCTGCACGCCAAGGCGTGGAGGCGCGTCGAGCGCCGGCTGCACGAGCGCGGCTACGGGCGCGTCGTTCGCCGCATCGCGGACCCCACGACGATTGCGCAGCACGATCGCGGCTCGAACAACACGCTGCGCGACATCTACCGGCGCGAGGGGTTCTCGTTCGAGCCCGGCTTCAGCAACAGCCACAAGCTGCGCGTGCCTCCGCTCGGCGAGCTCATCGCCACGGACAAGTTCGTCGCCACGCGCGCGTGCCCCCTGCTGTACGCGCAGATCGAGGGCTACCGCTGGGAGGACCAGCTCCCGCAGCACGTCGACCTCGGTGAGTATCGCGAGAAGGTGCGCAAGGGCAACGACCACCTCGTGGACTGCAGCCAGTATGCGGCCGGCTACTGGGTGCGCAGCGCCAAGGGGGCCGCGGTGCCCGACGAGCGCACGGAGCAGGAGCACTTCGACGCGCTGATGCGCAAGCAGCTGCGCGCGCAGGCCGGCGCGCGCCCCGCCGTGCAGGACGGCGTTGTGGCGTAGTACCCTGCTGGGATCGACCTTTAGGAGATCCGTGGGCCTCGCACTGTTCAGCATCACCAGCAGGAACCCCAACGACTTCGCCGGCGGCGGGGGCGGCTGCATGTGTAGCCCCGTGAAGACGTCGCAGTGCACCCCGCCGTACTGCACGTTCCAGGGAACCGAGATGCTGGAGCCCCGCAGCCCGATCCCCGTCTTGTCGCTGCACTGCGCCAAGCAATTCTTGGAACGCGTGTGCGACAGCCCGAACCCCATTCCGCCGCAGCCCAAGGACGCCCTCGAGCCGGACTTCCCGACCCCCGCCTCTGGCGCTGCCGCTGAAGCCGAGCTCGTCGCGGACGCCAAGAAGCGCGGCGCCCGCAAGGCCGCGCTGTGAGCATCGAGTCCGCGCCGCTGCGCGGCGACGAGGAGAAGGCGGTCGCGCGGTTCTTGGACAAGCTGCGCGACGACGCCCTCAAGCGCCGCGAGGCGTTCGAGCCGGACTGGTGGCTCAACCAGTCCTTTTTCGCGGGATACCAGTACACGCAGTGGGACGACACCGCCGGCCGCGTCGCGACCGTGCCGCGCCCGCCCGGCGCGACGGAGCACACGGCGCGCATCATCTCCAACAAGATCATGCATATGTGTATGCAGGCGCACGCCAAGGCGATGGCGCACAACCCGCGCGCGGAGGTGTCACCGACCACGGCGGACGCCCACGACCGCAGCGACGCGCGCGTGCAGCAGTCCTACCTCGATGACCTCCTGTCGCCGGCCAAGATCGGCTGGACGGACGTGCGCGCGCAAGCGTTGCTGTACGCCATCATCATGGGCACCGGCTGGCACAAGTGGTACATGAGCGAAGAGCTCGGGCGCCCGGACTGTGTGGCGCTGTCGCCGTTCGACGTCGTGATCGACCCCTACGTGCAGAGCTTCGCGCAGGCGCGCTACGCCATCCACACCCAGTTCATGGACGTGGAGCAGGTCTACGACCGCTTCAACGTGCGCGTCAGCCAGGAGGGCCGCGAGCAGGTCGACGCGTTGCGCTCGGACATCCTCGCCAGCATGGGTTACGCGCCGGCGCTATCCGGCGTCTCCGTGCACGAGTTGTGGATGCGCCCCACGCGCAAGCACCCCGGCGGGCGCTACGCCGTGTGGACGGGCAACGGCCGCGTCCTGGAGGCCCCTCAGGATCACCCGTACGACCACAAGCGCCTGCCGTTCACGATCTACGGCAACGTGCCGATGCCGGGCGTTCCCTACTTCCACGCCGTCACCAAGTTCCTGCGCCCCGGACAGATGGCGCTGAACGCGGGGCTCAGCCAGAACGTCGCAAGCACCAAGGCGTTCGCCAGCCCCAAACTGTTCGGGGACTCGGAGCTCGTCGACAGCCTGAACCACCCGCCGACGGACGCACCCAACGAGTTCCTGGTGGGCGACACGCGCGGCGGCACGCTGAAGCTGGAGTACTTGCAGCCCGCGGCGATGGCCGACAACGGCCTCATCGCCCTGCTGCGCACGGAGCTGGAGGACATCGCCGGTCTGCACGCGGTGTCGCAGGGCGACGCCCCCGGCCGCGTGGACTCCGCCAAGGCGCTCGAGCTGCTGCGCGACGAAGACCTGACCCGCCTCGCCGTGCTGGTCGGCACGATCGACACGGGCGTGGCGGAGGGCTGCACGCAACTGCTGGACCTCGCGCGCCAGTTCGTTCCGGCCAAGGCCGTCGCCGTCACGTACACGCGCGACGGCACGCCGGAGGTGTCGCAGTGGAAGGGGGCTAGCGCCGGCCGCCACACGGTGCGGGTCATCAGCGCCCCCGCCGTGCCGCGCACGCAGGCCGCCAAGAACGAGTACTACCTGTCGCTGTGGAACGCGCAGATCATCACGGACCCCCGTCGCATGTGCGAGCTGCTGGAGCTGCCCTACTCGGGCGCGGGCTCGGACGTCGAGCAGGACGTTCGCTGGGCGACCAACGAGAACATCCTCCTGTCCCAAGGCATCGCGTGCACAGCGAACACGTGGGAGGACCACGCGGTCCACATCCGCGAGCATAACGCCTGGCGCAAGACGGCGGACTTCGACGCCGCCAGCGACGACGTCCGGTCCAAGGCGGCGCACCACATCGACACGCACGAGAAGATGGAGGTGCTCGAGGCTAAGAAGTTCGCCAACGAGCAGGCCACTCTTGCCGAGATCGGCGCCGCTGCGGCGCCGGAGACTGCAGTAGACCCGCAGGCAATCGCAACCCCACCCGTCACGGACGGGCACGAGGAGGCAACAACCGAATGACGCCGGACCCGAAGAAGATGGCCGAGTACTTGAAGGAGCTCGGCCCGGACAAGATCGCGGCGGCGTTGTGCGCCGCGAACGCCGCTCTGGCGCCGCTCTGCAAGCACCACGACGACAGCACCCCGGACGACCTGCCGCCGAAGCTGCCGACGAACATGGCTGGCATCGCCGCCGAAGCCCGCAACGCGCCGAAGCCGGAAGGCCGGGGTGCCGCATGGGCGTAGATCCGACGCAGCAGGTGGAGGAGTCGGCCGCCCCGGCGGCGACGGAGGTCACCCCCGTCGTGGAGGCGCCCCCCGCGACACCGTGGCGCAAGGAACTCGACGAGTTCTTCGCCGACCAGCCCGAGGACGTGCGCACGAAGGTCGACAGCTACATCGCGACCAAGCGTCAGCCCTACGTCACCAAGCTGGAGCAGGACCGCGCCGAGCTCGCCGAGAAGGCCGCGTGGTTCGAGGACCTGCAGGAGGACCCGGACAGCGTGTTGCGTGACGCCATCGAGCAGACGTATAGCCCGGAGGCCGCCACCAAGTTCCTGGCGCTTATCGCTGAGGGGGTTACCCCGGCGGAGGCCGCCGAGGAGGTGGCTGCCCCGCACGCGGCACTGGCGCCGGAGGATCGCGCAGCGCTGGACCGGGCGAAGGCCCGCGACGAGGAGGAGGCGCTGGCCTCGTATCTCAAGGAGGTCGACACGCTCGTGGAGGCCAACCCGCACGTGGTGGCGGATAGCTTCCACTTCTACGTCGAGAAGGCCGGCGACATCGAGGGGGCGCTGGCGCTCTGGAACAAGCACTTCCCACCGCCTGCCGCCGGCGTTGTGGAGGACCCCGCCATCCCGACGCCCCCCGCAACGCTGACCGGCGGCGGCGGCGGCACGCCCGTGGCCAAGGCGGCGCTGACGCTGGACGAGCTGGGCTCCGCCCTGTTTGACTCCGCGCGCGGGAGGTAGTAGGCTGCACCGCAGACGAGCCTTTCGCCCCGGCTAGCACGCGCGCTTCAGGCGCCCGCCGACGGCCACACTGACGTCTCTTGCCGCAGCGCAACCGCTGCCGACCACGAGCCCCGCGCAAGCGGGGCTCGTTTTCGTTGTACTATGGCGGGACATAAGCCAGGCTAATAGCCCACGGCGCCCGACATAAGAGGCCGACGAAGCACGGCACCCGCCGCACGCGACCCCAGCGCCTCCTTCCTGCACACCCGCAGCACCCCCTTTAGGAGGGAACCACATGGCTGATACAGCAACGATGGGCGTCGTCCTGCAGCGCGGCATTGGCGCCGTGCGCGACACGTGCCACAAGGGCGCGGTACTGCTCTACGGCTCCAACAGTGGCGCCGGCACGGACTCCAACGAGGCCGACTCGAACCCCACCGGGTTCAAGGGCATCATGGCCAACAGCAAGAACGTCCGCATGTCGGAGAACACGGCCCGCTACCGCCTCTTCATGGGCTACGCCTCGCCGGGCGGCTCGCGCAACGAGAACGACTCGCTGCCGGTGTCCGAGGATGACGACTACGCGACGGCCGTCGAGCCGATGCGCTTCCACTACTCCGGCTTCGACCTGACGGGCCAGCTCATCAGCGCTGCCGAGCGCAGCGAGGCGGAGTTCGAGGCTCCGATGACGGAGAAGCTCAAGCGCACCACCACGGGCGCCAAGATGAACCTCAACCGCCAGGCGTGGGGCACCGGCAACGGCGTCCTCTCCGCGCTGTCGGCCAACGAGGCCGCCGCACAGACCGTCATCAGCGTTGTCTCGACGGTCAACTACCGCATCGGGCTCCGCATCGACGGCGTCACGATCGCGGACGGCACCGTCATCGAGCCGGCCCGCAAGGTCATCTCGATCGACCGCACCAACAAGACGATCACCGTCACGCCGGCGCTCACCACGGGACTGACCGCCACCACGGACGGCTTCGTCCTGTCGAGCTCCAACAGCACCGTCGCCGCGCCCAACAACTCGCACTTCCGCGAGTCCAACGGACTCGGCAACATCATCGACAGCTCGGGCACCCTGCACGGCCTCCCGCCGGCGCTGTGGCCGCAGTGGGCCAGCTACGAGGAGGCGATGGCCGGCGGCGGCATCAGCGACTCCGCCATCCGCCGCGCGAAGCGCAGCGTCGGATTCGAGACGGGCCTCTACGACTCCGCGCTGGACTTCGCGATCCTGTCGACGCAGGGCATGCGCGACGCCTACGCGGAGACGCAGCTCCCGCTCAAGCGCCACGTCAACACGCAGAAGCTCGAGGGGGGCTTCGACGCCATCATGGTCGACGGCAACCCCTTCATCACGGACGACTCGTGCCCGGTCGGCACGGTGTTCGGCGCCCGCCTCTCCAAGCTGGAGTGGGCGATGATGCAGGACTGGGACTGGATGAACCGGGATGGCAACGTCCTGAAGCAGGTCCCCGGCAAGGACGCGTACCGCGCGTACCTCTTCCTGTACGGCAACCTGATGACCACGCACCGTGGGAGTCACTTCAAGATGACCGGGTTCTCGGGCGACACGGACATGTAGTAAGCTCCGGCGGCTGGAACGACGCCAGCCCCGGATCCGACGTCCTGCGAAGCGCCCCCTTGTGGGGCGCTTCGTCGTTGCGGTACACTCGGCTGCACCGCCCCTTCCCGAACCCCGGAGATCCTGCATGCAGTTTCGCGTCGTATATGGGTGCCCGTGCCCCGCCAGCATCGCCCCCTACGTGGTGCGCGTCCTCAAGCGCGCGGGCACGCCGGCGAGCAGCATCGGACGCGGCAACGAGCCGCAGGAGCGCGCCATCCTGAACGCGCGCGGCAAGCACTCGCAGGCGCAACTCTACCACGCCAGCCCGGCGCAGCAGCGCGCGTGGGGCGTCACGGGCCGCCCGAACCGTCCCGGCTTCTCCGAGCATGAGCGGCGCAACCGCGCTGGCGGCCGAAATCCCGAGTGGATGCAGGGCGTCGACAGCGGCCCCAACACCGACGAGAACCGCCGCCGCGTCCGCGCCGCCGCCGCCTTCTACGGCTGGAAGATCGTCTTCCCGTACGACAGCGTGGTGGAGTACCACCACTGGCGCTTCGCGAAGCGTCCCCGCCCGCGCAACCTGCGCCAGCGCCTGCACCTCGTCCGTGAGCGCGCGGCGCTCCCCAAGCGATGAAGACCGTCGGCATCAGTCCCAAGCTGCGGGGGCCCCTTGCCGCCCTTCAGGCGGCCGTCGTGGCGGCGGCGTCCACGTACGCCACTACTGGGACGTTCAGTGACGCCACGCTCGGGGCCGTGCTCGTCGCCCTCTACACGACCGCCCACGTGTACTTCGCCAAGCCCGGCACCGTCGTCACCCAAGAGGAGACCGCATGACCGCTACTCGCTCGCGTCGCCCCCGGCTGCGCAGCTTCTGGATTCCGTCCGTCAACATCGCGCGGCAGATCGCCGCGTTCGAGGGGGGACGCGGAGCCGACGGACGCTTTCACCCATACTTCGACCGCGCTGGAGGCGTCTGGACGCAGGGCTTCGGCCACACCGGGCACGTCCGCCGCACCGACACGTCCTGGTCGCTCGCCAAGGCGACGCTCGTCCTCGTGCGCGACCTGGCGAGCCCCCGCTACGGCGGCGCCGTCAACCGACGGCTGAAGCAGCTCAACCTGCGCGTCAGCCGCAAGTTCGCGTCAGCGCTGGTCGACACGGTCTACAACGCAGGGCCCGGCGTGCTCGGCCCGAGCTGGAAGCTGGGGCGGGCGCTCGAGCGGTACGCGCGCGAGAAGACCCCCATCAACCGCGGCCTTGTCGCGGCGGCCCTGCGCCACACCGCCGTCACGGGCGCGGCCAGCGGGCCGACACCGTTGGCAGGCCTGGTGCGCCGCCGCGACAAGGCCGCGGACCTGCTCATGGGCGGCGCCTACTGGTTTAACGGCTGATGGCCGCCGAACTCATCGTCCAAGGCGTGCCGTCCAACATCATCCTGCCCCCCGGCGCCAAGCCGCTCGCGGAGGTGCACGGCGACGTGTACGGGATCTGCGAGCGCCTGCGCGAGTACGACCCCAGCATCCGCGTCGTGCCCGTGGAGGACGGCGGGGACGGCATCCACTTCATCATCGCGGAGGTGGGCGCCGACGGCGACCTGCGCGAGATCATGCCCGTGCGCCAGCTGGACGCCAGCATCATCGAGCGCCTGAAGTACCTCGCGTCCGTCCCCGTGGCGCAGCGCCTCGCGGAGATCCAGAAGCAGCTCGACGCCGAGAAGGTCGCGCGCGAAGCGGAACAGGCCGGACTGCTCTACGAGAAGATCGGGGGGCCCATGCGCACCGCCATCTTCACGGGAGGTTTCTCGCAGCTCCCGGATCCGACGAGCCGCCGCCCCCTCAACGCCACCGCGAAGCGTGCCGGACGGCACGCATGAGCTGCGCGGCGACTCCGGGGCAGTCTTGCTACTGCATGGGCGCCTGCGGCGCGACGCGGGGCCTCGCCTGGTGGTGCGCCTGCCCCAAGGGGACGCGCTGCCAGAACGCCAAGTGCCCTCACGTGGTGAAGCCATGACTCGCGCGCGCAACTGGCTGGACGACATGCGCGAGCTCTTCGGCATGTTCCCTCGCGAGGCCGCGAGCCGCGTGTTTGACCGCCTGCCGCGCGCCGTGCGCGCGCGCACGTGGGACGCCGTTGCCCTGCGCGACTGCCCGATCGGCCTGGCGCTGGCGTACGCCATCACTCGCGGCATCCGCAGCAGCGTGTGGCTGGTGGCACGATGAACGTATCCGAGCTGCGCGCAGCCATCCGCGCGAGGGGTTTCGAAGCCGACACCGCCGCCGAGCAGCTCATCGCGCTCAACGACATGCAGCGCCGGCTCGCGGGCAGCGCGCGCGGGCTGTGGACCGTCGCCAGCACGACCGTCGCTGTCGTGGCCGGCACCGGGGACTACACGCTCCCCAGCGCCCCCGCTGGCGGCCACGTCAAGAGCTTGCGCCTGCTCTACGCGGGCGCTAACGCACCGCTTCGGTGGACGGACGACGAGTCGCTGCTTGAGCACCGCGCCGACTACGCCGCTACGGGCACGCCCGTGTGGTGGGCGCTGATTGGCCCCGCCACGCTCTCGCTTTGGCCGACGCCCGCCGCAGCCGGCACGCTGACCGTGCGCTACCACCGCGGCCCGCCCGCCCTGACCAGCGACTCCGACACTCCCATCCTGCCCGAGCTCTACCACGACCTGCTCGTGGTCGGCGCGTGCATGCTCGTCGCCCAGCGCGAGCGCCAGGGCGCCGTGCGCAACGAGTTCGACGCGGAGTTCGAGACGCGCAGCCGCGACATGCGCGCCCAGCAGGGCGTCGGCCAACAGCAGACGCCGCGCACCATCGGCGCCAGCGGCTTCTATGGCTGATCAACTACTGCACCACTGGTGGGACGCCCCCACGCTGGGCGAGTTTCCCGCCCTGCCGCCGGACGCCATCCCCGACGGCGGCGCCCGCGCGCTGCGCAACTTTCTGGTGCACCTCCCCAACAAGATCGTCCCCCGCGGCGGCATTGGCGGCACGACGGCCGCCGAAATCGGCACCCTCGCGCACCCATCTGGCCACGCGATGGGGGGCCACTACACTATCGGCAACGATGTCGTCATCGACTACCGCGTGTCGGCGGCGAGCCCCACCGTGGACCCGTGGCGCGGCCCGATCAACCGCCCCACCAGCGCAGGCGACCTGACGCAGCCCGTGACCGGCACGGCGCAGGACGGCGCCGCGCTCAGCCTCATCACGGGCACCGTGACGCAGCTGCCCGTGGCGGCCGGCGCCACGGACGCCGTGTCGGGCTACCGCTACGCCTTCTTGGGGGGTGCCACGTACACCAACACGTTGGGAGGCACGTCCACCGCCGTGCCTACCGGCGTGGCGCAGCTCACCCGCGTGCTGAAGGCGTCGGGCAGCGGCCAGAAGCTTACCAACGGGCCGGGGTTCGTGCAGGACGTCATCGCGCACTACAACCGCCTATTCGTGGCTGCCGCACGCCGCCCCGGAGGCGCGGACTACGACCCGTCGCAGCTCTTCTGGACCATCGACGGCGGCACCACCGCCCTGACGGACGTGCTCACGGACTGGCAAGACCCCACCACGGGACTCGTCAACACGATCGTCGTGGGCGCCAGCAACGACGAGGACTTCATCGTTGCTCTCGGGCGCGCGCGCGGGCACCTCGTGATCTTCAAGCGCCGCTCCGTGTGGATCCTCTACGGCACCAACACGGAGGACTTCACGCTGCGGCAGCTCCGCACGTCGCTCGGCTGCGTGGACGCCCGCAGCGTGGTCGTCTGCGACGAGGGCGTATACTTCGCCAGCCAGCAGGGGTTCGAGCTCTTCGACGGTACGAACTTCTCGACGGTGTCCGTGCCCGTCGCGGACACCTGGCTGGAGTTCATCGCCCGCGGGCCTGGCGCGGCCACCGTAAACTACGGCTACGTCACGGCGACGGCGCTACCCAACAACTACCTCTTCGTCACGCTGGGCACGACGCCCCACACTGCGTTCGCCACGGACGGCGCCGAGGTGTCGTGGCTCTACTACGTCCCCACGGGCGCGTGGGTCCGCGTTACGAGCGCCATCAGCACCATGGGCCTGAACGCCAGCGGCGCGTTCAACCGCGCCATCGCTACGCCCAACGCTGTGGCGCTGTGGGGGGCCAGCACGTTTGCGCGGGCCGACCGCCTCACTTACGCGCCGGATGTTGTCGTGGGCCTGCGCGACCGCGACGCCAGCTCGAGCTTCAGCGTACCGCTGTCGTGGACCACGGGCATCGCCGACGTGGGTCGCCGCTGGGAGGCCGCGCGCTTCAACCGCGGCACCGTCGACTACCGCCACACGTGGCTCGACACGGCCCCGGCGGACGGCGCAGCCATGGGCACGGCCGCCGTCTACAACGACGCAGGCACAATAATCGCGACGCCGGGCACGCTGCCCGGCTACCGCCCCACGACCGCCCCCCTCCGCGTGCGCCCTACCTTCGACACCAACCACGAGGCGCCGCAGGGGGGCGTCGAGATGGTGGTGGCTTCCAACATCGGCAGCTCGAGCAGCGCTCGCACCGGCTCGCTGGCCATCTATGGCGCCGGCATCGAGCATCAGACGGGCCGCGGGCGCCGCAAGGCTTGACGCCGCCGGGGCGGGCGTGCTACGCTGCGGTTCGCGCGGTGGAGCAGTCCGGGAGCTCGCCAGGCCCATAACCTGGAGGTCGAGGGTTCGAATCCCTCTCGCGCCATCGCGGTCCGCGGAGCGGCTAGTGCGCCCCGCTGAGGAGGCCGCGTGTAGCGAATGACGAAGGGGCGGCGCTAGACGCCCTTCGGAAGCCCGCGGCCCCTGCAGGGGCCGCGGGCGCGCTGCTATCATCGGCTCGTGATCTCCGCAGCCACTCGCGCCGCCGTTGCCGCCTCCATGGCGGCTGCCGCCACAACCAGGGCGGCGGAGCGCGGAGCATCCCTGCAGGCCGCGCGCGCCAACCAGCAGGCCATCCTCGCGGCCAAGCTCGCCCCTCACCCGGCCGGCGCCAAGCCGACCGCCAAGAAGAAGCCCACGAAGACCAAGCCCGGCGGCGCCAAGACTCCGAGCGGCCCCGAGGTCGCCCCCTTCTACGACTCGGACGCCCTGCTGGCGATCGGCGAGCGCAACTCGGACCGCGAGACGGCGAACGCCGACATGGGCGCCGACTACGCCGCGCAGGCGGCGCAGGCCACGCGCGGCATCCAAGAGGCGGAGATCGGCCGGGTCGAAGGCAGCGAGCGCGCGAAGACCAGCATGGCCGCGCGCGGGCTCGCGCAGTCCAGCATCCGCGACGGCGCGCTCGACACCGTGGACGCCGAAGCCGCCCGCAAGGTCGCGGGCCTGCAGGGTGACCTCGCCGTGAAGGCACTGCAGAATGGCGAGGCGCGCAAGCGCGGATCTGCCGACGACGCCACCTTCATGTCGGCCATGGCGGCGCGCGCCGCCGAGAACGCCGGCGGCGTGGTGCGCGACCCTCGCGGCGCCCCTACCAACACGACCGCCAAGCCCAAGCGGCCCGCCAAGAAGGCGGCGCCCGCGCGCGCGACGTCGGGCGGCCACATGCAGTCCCCCGCGCGCGCCGCGCAGCAGGCCCTCGCGCAGAAGCGCGCCGGCAACGTCAAGGGCAGCGCCACGCTGCGCAAGGGGAGGGGCCGCTGATGGCCGACTACACCGCCGCTGCCAAGGCCGCGATCAAGGCCCGCCGCGCTTCGGGCGCGCGCAAGCGCCCCGCCGCCAAGGCGCTACCGCCCGTCCCCGCCAACACCCCGCTGCGCCACCAGGCGCCGCCCACCGCTGTCGCCGCGCCGGCGCGCCCCAAGCCGCGCGCGCCCCAGGCGACGCAGCCGCCGCGCCCAACCCCGCAGGCGCCCGCCGCCAAGCAGGCAGCTCGCGCGAGCGCGCGCCCCGCCCCCGCGAAGGCGCCCACCAACACGGGCCCATACGCCGGAGCGCTCAACGCGCTCGACACGGAGGGCCGGCAGATCACGGACGTGGAGCGCCGCCGTCTGGACGACAACCAGAAGTACCAGGAGTGGCTGAACGCCGGCAACGACAAGGCGGCGGCTCAGCTCAAGGTCACGGGCGAGCAGCAGGCAGCCACGGCCAGCCGCATCCAGGCGCAGACCTCGGCGGCGCAGGCGCAGATCCAGAAGACGCTGGACGCACAGCGCGGGGAGCGCGCCGGCACCGTGACGGACGGGCCCGGCAACTCGCGCGCGCGACTCGCGGGCGACGACACCCTCACGCAGTCCTTGCTGGCCGGCGAGCAGCAGCGCGCCGGCATCACGTCCGAGAGCATCGCGCAGAAGGCTGGCTTCCTGGCGGCGGCCACCGCCGCCACGGGCGCCGCCGACGCCGCGCGCATCCGCGGGGAGTCCGGCACGCAGCTCGCCGACGTCGGCCGCCGCAAGGGCGACCTACTTGTGCATCAGGAGGACACCCTGTCCGCCGAGCGCGCCGCGCGGGCTGCTGCTGCTGCGGACGCGATCAAGGCCCAGCTCGACGCGGACCAGGCGAACCGCGCGATCGACGCTCGCCTGGCAATCGCGGACGCAACGCTGGGCCAGCGCGCCAGCGACAACGCGGCGCAGCGCGCGCTGGCGGCGCAACAGGGTCGTGCCACTCGCCGCTCGCGACAGGAGCTCGCCAAGCAGCGCGGCAGCAAGAAGGGGGGCGTATCCCCCGCTGAGCAGCGCCAGCGCGCCAACGACGCGCGCGATCTCGATGACGACATCGCGCGGGCGACCGCCGCCGCTAAGGCGATGGCGCGGGGAGGCAAGAAGAAGGACGGCACCAAGATCGAAGGCACCACGGATCCCGACACGATCCGCGCCGGCATCCTGGCGCTGTATCCCGACATCAGCGCGGACGCGCTCGACGCCGCCGTTGACGCCGTGACAGCCCCCGGCGGCGTGGCGGGCGCCGTCGCGCGCCGCACCGGCGAAGCCAAGCGCAAGAAGGCCCGCCGCAAGCGCCTCCAGGGGCGCTGACATGGGCTTCGACGTCCCCGGCATCGCGAAGCCGAAGCGCAAGCCCGCGAAGAAGCAGCGGGCAGGCGGCGTCGCGGGCGCGGAGGCCGGCGCCGCCCTCATCGGCACGCCCGCCCGCAAGCAGCTCACCAAGAAGAAGCGGCGTAGCATCCTCAGCACCGCGCTCGGACAGGCGTCCAAGGCCCCCGCCGGCGGCGGCAACCCCGCAGCGCCGCGCAAGGTGGCCGGGCCCGGCACGGGCTCGAGCGGCGCAACGCGCGTCGTACTCAACACGATCGGCGCAACGGCTGAGGCCCGCGTCCGGGACCCCCTCAAGCAGACGCGCAAGGATCTCACGGGCGCCCGCGACGCCGTCAAGGGCATCATCGGCGTTCCAGCGGCGGCCTATGTCGTGGGCAAGGAGCTCGCCACGACAGGCAAGACCAAGACCGGCAAGAAGCTCGTGCGCGACGTCGCCAAGGACTACGAGCGCCGGTACGGCGACGCCTACCGAGGCAAGCCCGGCGCCTACAAGAAGCAGCTCGCGCGCCAGCGCGCGGAGGGCTCCTTCCCGGAGGTGCTCGACCTCGCTGCCGCAGCAATTCCCGCCGGCGAGGGGGCTACCGTAGCCGTGCGCGCCCTCGCCAAGGCGGAGAAGGCTGGCGGCAGGACGGGCACGCGCGCCCAGCGCGCCATCGCCGCAACCAAGAAGCGGGCCCCCCTTCGCGAGTCGGCGGGCCACGTATCGCCGCAGAAGCCGCGACGCACCCTAACGGGCGCCGCCGTCACCACGACCACCGACAAGGCCCGCAAGGTCGTGCAGGCGCGCGCCAAGAAGCGCGCCGCCTCCGGCAAGAAGAAGCTCACGGAGCGGCGCGCCGCCGCGCAGCCCGGCGAGGTCGTCGCCGTCAGCGAGCGGCTGGCCGCCAAGCGCAGCCGCAAGCGCCTCGCCAAGACCACGCGCGACGAGCGCCAGGTAGCCGCCGCACGCATTCAGCGCGAACTCACCGGGCGGAAGGGGGGCCAGGACGCTCCCGCGGACCGCACGACGCGCCGCAACATGCAGGAGCTCCCCAGCGACGCCCACCGTGAGGCCGCGCTCTACGCGCACAAGTACGGCATCCGGGACGCTGCGGGCGCCAAGGCGGTGCTCACGCGGCGCGTGCGCCAGATCGAGCAGGAGCGCGCCAAGGCTCCCCTCACCAAGGGGGAGGCGCTGGCGCGCGACGAGCTGCCAACGCTCAAGGCGCTGCTGGCGGATCCTGCCGTGTTCGACAGTCCCGCCGTGCGCCGAGTCGCCGACGTGGAGTCCAAGCGCGCCACCAAGCTGTCAGGCCCGGAGACGGGGCTCGCCCCCGAGCGCCACCTGCTAGCGCGCTACCAGCCGCAGGCCGACACGCTCGGCATCGTGCGCCAGGCCAAGGACGAAAGCACGCACGCCTACGCGCGCCGCGTCGCCAAGGACCTTGGCCTCACGCCGCCGACGGACGCAGCGGCACACGCGCTCGCGCGCGAGCGGGGCATCAGCCGTCAGGCCGCGACCGTGGAGGCCGACCGTATCTTCGGGGCTGCCGTAGTCAAGGCCCGCGCCGCGCACCCGAACGGGCCGGACGCCTTCGCGCGCCGGACCCGCGACGAGCCCGCCGAGGAATTCGTGGCGCGCGTGCGCGAGGAGGCTGCCAAGCACGGGCTCGCCGAGCCGGGATACGCCCCCTCCCGCAGCAACGCGGCCGCCGCCGCCCAGCAGCAGCAGGGCGTCAGCGGCAACCCCGAGCCCGCCGCCGGCAGCTTCGCCAAGCGCGAGGGCGAGGTGTTCCGCCGCGGACTCGAGCGCCAGGATCCCGAGCAGTTTGTGGGCAAGCTAGCGCAGACCGTGCGCGCCGGCACCCGCCTGAAGGCGGAGACGGACTTCCTGCGCCGCGAGGGCAAGCAGTTCCCCGACAAGGCGGCCGCGAACGAGTGGATGGAGGCCAACCACGTCGACCCCAAGACTGTGCGGCTCGTCAACGATCCCGTCGTGCGCAAGGGCGACGCCCCCGCCAGCGGGCCGGATCGCGGGGACTACATCCCGACCGCCACCACGTACGCTATGCCCGAGGGCCTGATGAAGGAGTGGCGGGCGCAGCACGCCGACCCGTCCGTGACGGAGCTGGGCGCCGCGCGCGCGCAGTCCATCCAGCAGGCGGTGCTGCTGGGGGCGTCTCCCTCGTGGTTCACGTTCCAGGTCCTCGCTGACTCGATTACGCTGGGCGCGTCCGGCGGGATGCATAAGCTCATCAGCGCGAACCGGGAGTACCGCAAGCTGTCCGACGAGGACCGCGAGCTGGTCGACATTCACATCGGGGGCAGCCCCGCCAACGACGTCCTCATCGACAACTCCGGCAAGCAGCTCGGACGCATGGCCGCAGTGCTCGCAACAAGTCCGACCTACCGCACCTTTGTGCACGGCCGGCGCCCCCTCACGGCGCTGCTGCGCGCGGAGGGCGCGCGCGCTACCGCGTTCCGGCGCGCCGCCTTCGCGGCGCGCGCGGCCAAGCTCGACAAGAACATCGTGGGCGCGCGCCTGCCGCTCGCCAAGGTGCAGGGGGCGCTGGGCAAGCACGCCGACAGTCCCGGCGACCTCGCGCGCGCGCTCGCCAACCCCGAGGCCGCGGAGGCCGCCGCCAAGCACGTCAGCGACATCATGGGCAACTTCGCGGACTACACGGCGCTCGAGCGCCGCGCCCTCAAGTCGGTCATCCCGTTCTACGGCTTCATGCGCTACTCGCTGCGCACGGTGCTCTACACGCTGCCCGTTGACCACCCCTACGTCGCGACGATCCTGACGCAGCTCGGGCGCCTCAGCTCTGACGAGGCCAAGGACATCGTGGGGCCCGACCTGCCCTACGGCCTGTCGAAGTTCTACAACGCGGACGGCACCATGGCGGTGGATCTGTCGCGCGCGAGCCCGGTGCTCAACTCCCTCACGGCGAGCTCGGCGATCGGGCAGCTCACGTCCGGGCTGATGCCTCCCGTCGCGGTGCTCGTCGCCAACCAGGCGTTCGGCAAGAACCTCTTCACCGGCCGCAACTACAAGGTGGGGGGCGCCGCCAGCCCCACGGACGGCAACGACCTCACGCCGGAGGACCGCGCGCGCATCTTCGGCCACGAGCTGCTGAAGTGGATCGCCCCCCTGCGCGCCTACGAGAAGGCCGCGCTGCCGCCGCAGACCGACGACTCGCTGCCCTTCAGCCGCAAGCCCATACAGGCGCTTGACCCGAAGATCGCGAACTCGCTGGCGGACAGCGGCGCGGAGCGCGACAAGCAGGGGGCGTGGGACCGCTTCATGCATGAGATGTTGCCCCTCTTCACGCCCCAGCAGCCGACGCAGGATCGCGCCGCCGGCGTCAGCGCAACGGACAAGAAGGCGAACCGCAAGGCCCTGCGCACGAAGCGCGAGGCCAAGCGGGACGCGATCGTCAACGATCCGGTGGAGGCTGCGAAGTTCCAGCAGCAGCAGGCGAAGGCGCGCGTGCAGGAGGCGCTGCCGGATCAGGCGTACCTGGACGATCTGCTGGAGGCTGCGGGCCTGACGCCCTAGGGGGCAGCCCGCGATCAGCGTCGAGCGTGGCGTACTTGTCGCCGCGGATCATCCAGCGTGCAGTACCAGGGCATCACGCCAGCCCCGCCCAGTCGTCCGGGGACACCAGCAGCGCCATTTCGGCGGCCATGGCGGCCTGCACCGCATAGGGGTGCACCCCTATGCGGTGCCTTCCGCGCAAACACCTGCTCGGCACCCTCCGGGTGCGCGTCCAACAGCGCCAGCAGGGAGTCGATCGCGAATACGACGCTGGCGGCCTTCACGGCGGCTATGTGCGCGGCCGAATCGTGCACCTCGTCGTTGAACCAGCTCACGCCAGCCCCGACCAGTCGTCCTGCGGGACGTACGGCAGCGGCAGGGGGGCCGCCGTGGCGGCCCGTTCAGGCCGCAGGAGTCCCCACGCAAGGGCGAGCCCCCCGCAGGACCCCAGCGCCAGCAGGAGGGCCGTCAGCACGGCCGGGGCTCCAGCAGGCCGTAGCGGCGCCATGTGTAGAGCCGCAGCCCGGACACATCGTGGCAGCGCCAACAGTCCGGCGCGAACTCGATGAGCAGGATGTAGTAGTCGCGGGCGGGGTGCCGCCGGTGGATCTGCCAGCGCCTCATCGGCGCAGCTCCGCTGCTAGATACGTGGTGAGCTGGCTGCACGCCCTGCACCAGTAAGCGCAATTCGCGTGATCGTTGGCCAGATCCTCGCTGTCGCAGCGTCCGCACTTAGGCAGTGCGGCCTGCGGGTAGAACAGGTCTTCCAGCGCCGACAGGAACAGGCCGTCGTGCTCGCGCGCCTTGGCTGCCGCGCGCGCCTCCTCGCGGCGCCAGTAGTTGGTGCGCGCCGCGACCTCCCCCAGCTCGGGGTAGTAGCTGGCGTACGCGGGCTGCCAGTTGAGCTGCGAGTCCCACTGCTTCCGCGCCGCCATCAGGCGCCAGTCTGGATACCAGCTCATGCCTGCACGTACGCGACGGAGGTCAGCCGGGAGCGGTCGCTGTCGAACGTGGCGAGGAGCTGGCAGGGCTTCGCCCCCCCGCCGTAGTTCTTGGCGCCGTACTCATTCATGCCGACCAGCGAGCCATTGACCAGCACGCGCCCGAGCCCCATCACCTGCGGGTCGTGGAAGTGACCGCACGCCAGCATGGCGACTGGCTCGCCGCGGCCGGCGAACTGCGCCTGCAGCTCGTTGGCCCGCCGCGCCACGCCGCCGGCAGGGAACCCCACCATGCTGGAGCGAATCCCGTCGCCGTGGAACAGCAGCAGGCGCTTACCGGCGACGGGCACGATGCAGGTGCCCGAGCGGGGCAGCTCCCACGTGACGTTCTCGAGGTGCTTCGTGCTGAGCCGCGCCAGGTGGTAGGCCACCCAGTCCCACGAATCAAACACGTTCTTGCTGGCGTGCCCCGGCTTGGTGCGCGCGTGGTTGCCCGCCACGCCATAGCAGGCGATCTCGACGTCGGCCGGCAGGCCTGCGGCGAGGTCCAGCACGAACTGCCCCATGAGCTCGCCGACGCGGATGCATTGGTCGGCGACGGGGAACTCGTTGCTGGCGACGATCTCCTCGTGGATGATGCCGTTCACCATGTCGCCGAGCCACCCCAGCGAGATGCGGTGCAGGTTGGGGGTCATGGCGGCGAAGCTCAGGTAGCCGCGCAGCACCGCCGCGACGCGCTCCTGCAGGACGGTCCAGTTGAACGTGTTGATTCCGCTGACCTGCGCGGGATCGACCACCTCGCCGGCGTGCCAGTCCGACAGCAGGCCGAACAGCTCGTGGCGCCGGCTCGTGGTGCGGGGAGCGTACAGCAGGGGACCACTACCGGGGCGCTGGCACGTGGCTCGCGGGGTGTCACCGAGCGCCTGCTCGATGGACGCCAGGATGCGGTGCTCCATGATGTCGAGCTTGCCCGTCTTGCGCTGCTCCGCCTTCAAGCGGCGGATCTCATCTTTGGCGAGGTCCAGCTCGGAGGGGCCGGGCTCCGGGCGCGGCTCCAGGGGGCGGCGGTTCTCCGAGCGCGCACGCCGGATGGTGGCCTCACTGACGCCGAACTCCTTGGCTAGGACCACGTTGGTCAAGGTGCCGAGCAGGGCGTGCTGCTCGGGGGTGGGGTACCACGTCATGCGCCGAACCCCAGCAGGATGCGCGCGCCTGCGCGGTCCGCGACGGCCATGTCGTAACGGAGACGGGGCCCGAACGCCCGCAGCGCCTCGCCGAGGATCTCGAGCTTGGTGCGGCGGCGCGCGCCGCCGTGCGTGTGAAGCCACTGCAGGTCGAACTGGACGGGGTTCGCGATCATGCGGAGAACCCCACGCGCACGACGTAGCCCGCCCGAAGCAGGTCGCTGTACAGACCGCGCGCGGTACTGGCGTTGTAGGTGATCCAGGTCGTGCTGCCGGAGGTGAGGACGGTTTTCATGCGGAGGGGACCTTTCCTAGGGCGCGCTGCCTGAGGTAGTAGCCGGCCAGATCGCAGACGTCGCGCTCGTGGTCGTTCTTCGCGGCGGCGTAGGCAGCAGCGATGGTGGGGAGGTGCTTCGCGGCATACTGGTGACCAGCCGTCTTGCAGCCGGGGGGCACGCCGACCGTTCTGGCGGGCCTTGCCGGGCACGAGGTTGAACGTCTCGTACACCAGCGCCGTCTCGGCGCTGAACACCTCGCGGCGCTTCAGCTTCGCCATGTCCGCGTAGAGCCGCTGTGGCAGGGCAACCAGCGCGCACTTCGCCGTCGCCACCTCCAGCGTGGACGGATCGCTGCCGGCGCCGTACAGCAGGCCGCACGTCCCACCGGGATCCAGCACGATGAGCCTCAGCATGTGCAGCGCTGCGCGGGGCCGACGCAGGCTCCGTTGCACGCCGCGTCCACGCGGGCAGCGGGGCGTACGACAGTGCTGGCGCTGTGGGCCACCACAGCGGCTGCGCGGTCGTCGCGCAAAGAACCGGCCTGCTCGGCGCCCAGCACTACAGCGCAGCATGCGGCGATGTGCGCCCAGTGCGAGTGGCCGCTGTCGGGGTCCGTGTCCTGCCCGGCCGCCAGCGCCGACACGTGTCGGCGCACGGCGCCGATGTACGTCCGCACGCAGATGTCCGCCGCGGTGTAGTTGCGGTACCCGTATTTGAGGGCGCCGTGCTCCATGACCCGCGACAGGGGCCCCTCGAGCGCGGGCTCGAGGTAGTCGAGCGGGTCCTTGCCGTCCGCGATGGCGCGCAGCGCCTTGGGGTTGGCCGCCGGGCGCTCGCACTGCGAGGCGTAGAAGGCGGGGGGGAGGTCGTCGGCTAACATTACTTGCACGCTCCGTAATTGAGGGTGGTGTGGCTGCCCGTCGCCTTCAGCGAGCAGTCGAACAGGGGATCTCCATTGTGGTCCAGCAGCGCGGCGACGGACT